ATATAATCGTAGCCTGTGAAAATCTCGCCATTGATTATAATATCTACACTGGTTTCCATCTTTTTTAAACCATTCATATTGAATGGCTTGTCCTATTTGTAAACCGAATTCATCCGTAGCTTTTTCAGCATCTGAAACAAATTGACTTGGAAAGCCTGTAGATGCAATGTCTATTGTAACATCCTTCATCTATCTAATTAATTCACTTAAATTACCTTTGTTAGTATACCTTGCAAAGTTAAGGTTTATTTTTGATTGTTTTTTCTCTACTTGGTACATATGCTTTTGTGTAGCCATGATAGCTAATCCTGAACTAATACTTGCATCAAATTTAGTTCTATTATTTATATCAAATTTAGACCAGTCTTCTAGTGTTCTAGCAAACAACATATTACCCATTTCATTTTCACTTCTAAATGTGCCATCTAAATCTAATCCTACGTTTTTTTCAATATAAGATTCTATAGCAGACGCATGAGCTTGCTTAATATCTTCCGAACTATTAGGTATCCCTCCTAGTTCTTTTTCTGTTTTAGATAACTTAGATTTATGTTTATCAGGTCTATTCATTGAAAAATGTCTATAACCTCTATTTTTAAAATGATACAAGAGTCTAGGTTTATTATTTTCAACCAGTATAGGCATACCATAAAATACACAAGCCATTAAAACTTCCTCAAAAAATATCTCTGCCGTTTGTGGCCTAGCAATATATTGTAAAAAAAATTCGTTAGCAGGAGCTTCTTCCATACTAAATTTAGTTATTCCATGTAACGCTCCATTAGAACCTCCACCACCTACAGTTCCAGATATGTCATAAGAGTCACAACCAAATGCTCCAATATGCTCATTTCCAGGATAATTTAATCCATTATTTTTTATAACTCTATTTTGTAAATCCTTAGAAGGAACCCATCCTATTAAGAATCTACCGCTTTTTTCAGGACTAAAAATAACCTTAGTATCTTTGATTCCATTTTCCCAATAAAAATGACCTCTAGTTAAATGATGCTCCATTATAAGTGAATCATTATAATCTATTTGCTGATATATTTTTGTTAAATTAAATAAAGAAGATTTGCTCTCATCTCTAAATGCATGAGATTCAGTTCTAGGAAACTGGCGGTAAAATTCATTAAGAGCATCAGCATCATTTTTTAAAGAATCAACTTCAGCTTGCCAGTAATCAATAGCTCCGTTAGTAATCCATTCAGAATCAACACCTTTTATCTTTTTTTTAGGAGCCCTAAGAACAGGATGACCGTATAAATCTATAAAACCTTCCATGTTTAATTCCATAGGAATAAACAAAGAATACATTCCACTTTTAGTTTGACCATTTGCATTACGAGATTTTAAATTAGAATCTTCATAAAGCCTTTTAAAATTGCTTCCTCCTTTATCTAAAGCATTTGATGTTGAGCCCATCATACACTTTCCTATAATTTTACTTCCCAACCTTAAACAAGTTTTAGTAACCCTCCAATTGTTTAATATGTTATTAGGCTTAATCCATTTACCCGATTCATCATGAACTAATAAAAGTAATTTTTCTCCATCATAAGAGTTATCATCTGTATTTTTCCAGTCAATAGTAGTGTCTAATCCTGTTAATTCTTCCTTAACAGCCTCGTACATATTTTTTTTAGTAATCTTAGATGCTGGCACTCTAAACGCTAATTCTGTTTTTGGTTTATCCATTCCATCTTGAATAGGTTTAAAAAAGAAAGGAAGTCTATTAGATATAGGAACTACTTTATCCGTAAACATTTTTTTAGAATCAGAACCTGTTTTAGAAAGAATACCTACTCTTGCATCTTTGGCTAGTGTACCAGTGTTTACACATTCTGAAGAACCCATAAAAGAAAATCCAGACCGTCTTATTTTTAAATAAACCATACCAAAACTTCTTTTGTCAGCTTTACAAGCTTCCCAAAATATAAAAAACAATCTATTAGCCTCCCTAAAATCTGGATATCCTACATCAATTGTTGACCACTGTAAGTACATATAATGAGAACCCGTAATATATGTAGGTTCTCCATTATTCATAAACCAATATCCTTCGTCCCTATTATCAAACTCCGTTTCTATATAGTCTACCCATTTAGATTTAAAAACTGAAGGCATTTCGTTCCATTGAAATATAGAGTGTATATTAAAAAGGTCTTTTGATATTTCAGTACGTTCCCAATGCTGTTCTTCTTTTTTATTTGACCGAGCATTAGGTTTTTTAGGTGTAGGGGGAAGCCCAATATAAAGACCAGATATTTTTATTATATCTCCAACTTGACCGTTTTTTGAAATAACAACAAAATCATATTTTTCATTATATCCATAAATCCAAGTCTTAGCTCTATTCTTATTAGATAAAACTCCTTGAGGAATATAATTCTTTACAACCTTATAAATACTATCTTGAGCGTCTTTCTGCAAATCCTTGTTTTGTTTCTACCTTAGAGTCAGTATTGTTTAATAAATTTATATTCTCTTGTTCTTGCTCTATCTTGTTAAGTATGTCAAAAGCATCAAAAATAGCAAGTTTCTTTGTGGCTGCAGCATTTTTTAACCTATCCGCTGCAAGCTCATCTTCTGGAGAATGTTTTATTATGTCTTCCTTAGCAACTTTTATAAGTTCTTTTACAGCCTTTCTGCCTGCTTCAATTATTTGTTTTTTTAGTTCTTCTGAGCTCATTTTCTTTATTTAATTTTAAAGCATAATCTAAATGATATTTTTCCCAATGTATTCTGTAATCATATCCTCCAGGAAATGTTTCATTACACTGACTGCATTTAATTATATTTCTCACAAAGCCATAGTAATATGATGGTCAAACATTCTGTATAGTTTTTCTCCTTCTACATTAAACTCATATTCAGTGTCAGGTTTAAAGGTAACTAAATCGCCCTCTTTAAGTCCTTTGCTTAATAGTTTTTTATTTATATATCTTATTTTTCCCATTAAAGGTTCTTCAGCAAATGGTTTATGTATATAATATTTTATAGAAGGTATTGGTTTTATGAAACAATATTTATTATGACATATCCATTTGTCTTTTTTTTTATACATAAAAAACTGAGTATTGTCTATAAAAAATAAATCATCTTTAAAATAACTTTTTCCGCTTTGTTGACGACCTCTCATATCATTATAAAATTTAAAAACATTATGATGAACAAGCAATTTGTCTCCAGGCTGAATGTCTCCAGTATAACCTAAAGGGGTTGATACTACTATACCTTCACGATTTGAAGCTTTGTGATTTTCTTCAGAGGTACTTGTTATAAAGTCTATTCCTCCTATTTTTTTGGAATTATTATATCGTTTACCTTTTATAGGTTTTACAATAAAAAAAAATGGTGATTTCATTAAAAATTTATGTTATATTCTATAGAAATAGGCATCATTGTATTAAATTCTTTCCACATAAATATTTCATTATCTCTTTCAATCCAGACAATAAATGCTTTGGTATCTTTATTTTTATTTATAAGATGAATTTTGTGTGAACCTCCTAGTATGTCTTGACCTACTAAGTAATGCATTGCACCTGACTTATAATCAGGTCCAATAGAAATTTTACGAATATTCATTGTATTAGAATTAATTAATACAAATATAATAATTATTTACCAGGAAGTTTTACTCCTATTTTATCTGCCGTTCTAGCTCCAAAATATCCGCAAAGAACCCACGTTAAAAGAGAGGCTGTATCTGATGTGTCTAATCCCATAAACCATCCTCCCACATAAGCCAGAACTAATACCACTAAAGTTAGTGGACGTATATTTCGAGCGAGCCAACTTTGGCTTCTAGAATCGGACACCCATCTACGAGTAATTCCATCTATTTCAGCACGCTCTATTCTTAATTTTTCTAAAGCAATATGTTTATCTGCTTCTGACATTTCTTTATTGCCAGATATAAGTTCCGATATTACATTTCCAGGAAGAATAGCATCTCCTACAATTCCAAGTATGGAAGGAGCTTTTTCAATAAGAAACCTACCCACGGCAGTTTCTTTAAATGGTTTTTTTATAGTACTCATATCACTCTATAAGAATTCTTGCCATTTACTTTTTCTACCCTAAGACATTTATTTCTATTTTCTTCTTGAGAAACATAACTAACGTGAATCCAGTTAGGATTTTCGTCCGTCCCAAATTCCCATATAAGCTGGTCGAAGCTTAAATTGTCTTTTATATAGTGAAACATCTCTGCATTAGTTTTATGACCATAGGTGTCGTCTAGGTCAATGGCTCTACCTTGACAG